TGCTTGACTTTTTGTTGAATATGTGTTATACTAATATCTGATATGTTTAAAACACATATCTAATATAAATATAGTATAACACGTTCAACTCTATTTGAGTCGGTAGTAGGCAATGCTGAAGGAACGCACCTAACTTTTAACGGAGGAAGGTGATATGATAGATAGATTCACCCATTTATACAAAATGCGTTATAAGGCACAAACTTTGTTGCAAAAAACAAAAGTATTATTTGGTGCTAGACAAGAAGTTGATATAAATGGAAATGGAACATCTGGTTATGTCGTAAAACACGGAACCAACAAAGGTAAAGTGTTATCACATAAACCAGTCAAATCCACAAACAACTGGTAAAAAAGACTTGACTATTTCTCTACCTTATGATATAATATTATTATGTTAACACAGAAAATATTTTCATTAGAGGTAGAGAATTTAGTCAATAATAAAGAGTTTACATATATGGATGCTATTATTCATTTGTGTGAAGTCAATAAGATAGAATTAAATCACGCCAACACTTACATTAATAAATCAGTAAAAGATAAATTACAGTTAGAGGCAGAATCACTAAACTTTTTACCTAAAACGAGTAGGTTGCCTTTGTGAATGGGTATGATGTATATAAAACATATCTAGCAATTAAATTACACTTTACCACAGACGATTACGATTTTAATAAGTACCAAGGTAAAGTTAATGCTAAACTAGATAGTTTTACAAAAAGAAAAGATAAGTACTTTTTTCATAAACTATCTACTAGATTTAATGATACAGAAATTGTACATTATTTTGTATCCAACTTCTTAGATAATAAGAATAAATGGATAGGTGATGTTGTTAGAAATAAAGGTGATGAAGTATATTTAAACTATAAAAAAAGAATTGATAGTATAACATATACATTTGAAAACGATATGGCAACCTTACTAAATAATTTTACTAAAGATGAATTTGAAAATATCTTTAAGATTAACAAAGGTCAACATCCAATACTATTAAAAGAATATTTGGGTGCAAGAATATCGTTAGAGACAATGACTATACTTGATAAACTTTTAAATTATGTAAAACAGTTTGATAAGAACATAGAAGAAAAGTTTGTATGGCCAGAAGTGAGTAGAAGAATTAAGAAGTATAGATCATTTTTACTTTTTAATGAAACTAAAATGAAAACAATATTGAAAGATAAAATAAAATGATAGTGAAAGATATATTAACAGGCGATTATAGATTACAAATATCAAACCATTTAGTATCCAGAACCTTTCCTTGGTTTTGTGAAAATAGAACAATATCAATTAATACATCAAACTCAACTATAGCAAGTGTTCCATTTTTTTCACACTTGTTTGTAGATGATAACAAAATTATTTCACCTTATAATGGAATACTAGATAAGTTAAAATTGATATTAAAAGAAAAGTTTAAAGTAGATTCAGAATTTAAAAGAGTTGAAGCACAATTACTTTTTTCGTCTCCACACTACAAAGAAGAACAAATCAAAATACCTAATTACTTTGCTAACAAAGGCAATGTTATAATTTATCAAGTACATAAATCAGATAGTAAAATATCTATCTTTAATGAATCTTACTTAGATAATAAAACTTTAGAATTAACTGTAGGTAAACATCTTTCTTTAAGTGATAATGAAGCAACTTTATTAAAAGGCGATCAACTTTGGTTTCATAAAAATCCATTCAATTCAGTTAAGTCAACGACCATAGAATTTTATTATGAGTAAAATAAAAGTATTAGATAATGTATTACCACCAAAGATATGTACGTTCATAACACATTTACTTTTTAATAGAAACAGTTGGACGATAGCAAGAGATAAACCATCTGACCAGGATAATATAGATGAGTTTTTTAATAGAAAAGAACCTAATGACGCTGGTTTTTTTATTAAGACGAGAGAAGAATATAGAGACGTACAAGTAAATGGACAAATAGATTATCAACTAAACACATTTGCTATTGTGGCAGTTGGTGTAATAGAACATCAATTACAATTACAGAATTTATCAATACAAAGAATATTTTGGAATTATTATACAAGAGATTCAAAAGGAGTTGTTCATACAGATAGAAGTAAAGAAGAAGGAGAAAAATTAGGTAAAGAGACTACTTCAATACTATTAAACTTAAATAACAATAATGGTTATACAGAATTTGAAACTGGAGAAAAGTTTTACAGTAAAGCAGGTCAGGCATTAGTCTTTCCTAGTACAATACCACACGTAGGAGTAGGTCCATCAGACGTTAATTACAGATTTAATATTAATATTTGTATTGACCATAATTAATTATGTACGCACAGGCGAACAAGAAAAAAGTATTTTGTATAGGTAACGGTGAAAGTAGAAAAGATTTTAATTTAAACTTATTAAGACCTTTTGGTAAAATATATGGTTGCAATGCTATTTACAGAAACTTTACACCAGATGTATTATGTGCTGTTGACCACGGAATGATACACGAAATATATCATAAAGGTGTTGCAAATCAGATACCTTGTTATTTTAGAAACTGGACAAAGATACCTATAACGATTAAAGACGACATCATAAAAGGATTAGTTCCAGAAGATGAACACCTAACAAAAGAATTTCAATTCATAAAAGAAAATAAACAACCAGAAAATTGTAAAGAGATTGTTGTACACGGTTCTAATTTAAGTGGTATTGTTAATATTATAAAAAGAGAAAAGAAACAAACACCAAATGCAACAAATGAAATTATACAAAAGAAGATTAATAAATCACAATGTCTTATATCATATATTGATCCTAATGGAGATAAGGCAAAAGATTTAAGAGATATAATGGAAGGCAAAGATAGAGGTTGGGCGTGTGGCGCTACTTCAGGTTATGTTGCTTGTAGAAATGAAGTGCCAGATGAAGTTTATTTAATAGGACACGATTTGTTTAGTGTTGATGGTAAAGTAAATAACCTATACAAAGGTACAGAGCATTATGTTATAAAAGAATCTGGTGAGATACCAGCACAAAATTGGATAGATCAATGGTTAACTTTATTCAAAGAATTTGTTAATATTAAATTTATAAAAGTAAATGAGTTTGGCGTATCTAGTAAAGATAAAATTAATAGAGAGATATTAGAATGGGCACAATGTAGAAACTTAGAATACATAACACAAGAGGAATTAATAAAGAGATTAAAATGATAAACTATTTTTTTGCTGAAGAAATATATTCTAAACTATTACCATTAGAAGAAGTAACAAAAGAAGTTTCTAAGAAGTTTAATAAAGATATTAAATTAGATATTGCTTCAGTTAGAAATGGTTGTCAACTTCCTTTTGATCCTAAGAAATCTTTAACGCCATTTGAACAACAAATGTATGATGGTCTATTAAGAGGCATATCAGATTTTTTAGTTAAGTCTTGTTATGACTTTAAAAGTTTTACAATGCAAAATATGTGGTATAATGTAAGTCCAAAAGGTTCATATAACTTAGAACATATACACGGTAATTGTGATTATAGTGGAATCTATTATATAAGAACAGAAAAAGATCATCCTAGTGTACACTTTAAGAACCCTAATCTAGTGGCAAATATGCGTAATAGACCGCTTAAGACGGCTTTTAACGGCAGTTTACACACAGGACACAATGAGATATACTTTGAACCTAAACCTTGTATGTTGACGATATTTCCGTCATATATACCGCATAGAGTTGATGAAAATAAGATAGAAGAAACACGAGTAAGTTTGGCATTTAACTTCAATGTGAGTTGACAAATACGCCAAAATGTGTTATAATAGATTTACTATGTTTGAAATAATACTAAATAAAAACATACAAATATTATATTATGAATTATGTGGACAAACTAAAATACAATAATAATACGGAGAAAAAAATATGAGTACATCTTTTGAAAGTCTAAAACAAAGTCAAAACAATTTAGACTCTTTAACAAAAGCACTGGAAGATTCAGTTGAGAAGACTTCCACAAATACAAAAAATCCATACGTTGACGATAGATTTTGGAAACCTGAAGTAGATAAATCAGGTAACGGTTATGCTGTTATCAGATTCTTACCTGCTATTGAAGGAGAAAATCTACCTTGGGCAAGAGTATGGTCACACGCATTTCAAGGACCTGGTGGTTGGTATATTGAAAACAGTTTAACAACATTAAATCAAAAAGATCCAGTTAGTGAAGAGAATACTAGACTTTGGAATAGTGGTGTAGAAGCAGATAAAGAAATCGCTAGAAAAAGAAAAAGAAAATTATCTTACATAGCAAACGTTTATATAGTTAACGATCCTAAACATCCAGAAAATGAAGGTCAAGTTAAATTATATAAATTTGGTAAAAAGATTTTTGATAAAATTTCTGAAACTTTAAATCCAGAATTTGATGATGAAAAAGCAATTAATGTTTTTGATTTTTGGAAAGGTGCAAACTTTAAACTAAAGATCAGAAAAGTAGATGGTTATTGGAACTATGATAAATCAGAATTTGAGGCGCCAGCACCTTTAAGTGCAGACGACAAAATACTTGAGTCTATCTGGAAGAAACAATATCCATTAAAGAGTTTCCTTGATTCTAGTAACTTCAAAAGTTATGATGAACTAAAAGCAAAACTTGAAAAGGTTTTACTAGGAACAGGAAGTGTTAGTACTGCTGAAAAGACAAACCTCCCACCAAAAGAGCAGTCAACACAACAAACGATAGCATCCGAAAGTATTGATGGTGATGATACATTATCATACTTTTCAAAACTCGCAGAAGCCGAGTAATCTCTCTTAACGCTATTGTTAGAACACAGGTGCTAGTTAATTCTAGTGCCTGTGTTTTTTTTTTAGAATCCAGAATTATTATTGAAGTACTTTTGGAACATAATTGTAGGGTCAGACGACTTAGCAGATAAGTCTGTTCCAAAGATTTGATTTGTATTATTTGTTACAACGTTATTTGTATTATTATTTAAAAATGCACCAGCAGCAGATTGTTTATCTATAGTATTAATCTCTCTAGTCATTTTATCAATAGTTAATGTTCTAATTTGATTATTAATATTTTTATCTTCTTTAGTTAATCCAAGCATATCATTACCTGATTTCATATTTTGGTAAATATTAGTAACATCATTTGTAAGATTATTAGGATCATAACCTAATATTTTAGGTAAATTGTTTTTATCTTCTTTTTTTTGTTTTTCTAATTCTCTATCAAAAGCATTAGTAATATTCATTTCATCATCTGGACTTACAATGTCACCATCAGCGCCATATTGTTTTCTTAATCCTTGTTCGCCATCTTTTTGTAATATCTCTTCATCACCTGTACCAAGCATTTGCATTATCTTTGCAAGACCATATCCTGCTAAAGCGGCAAGTATAAAAGGTAGTAATACAGGTATTGCTGCTGATATGGCAGGTATTAGTGCCGTTATTAATGTTCTTCCTACTGTTGCTAAAACAGGTATTATTGAAGTTACTAGACTAGAAATTAAACCTGAAACTAAAGCAGCACCACTTGATATTAAAGTAGCAAGACCACCAACAACTGACATCAATACAGTACCGATGGTTTTAAACATACCGCCCATACCTTTTTGAGAACTTGTATTTGCACCATTTGAGTCTGTAATTGTTTCAATTAAAGTTTTAAGATAAGGAACTCCTCTTTCTCCTAATCCTAAATCTTCCATTCGATCTCTTTTTTCTGATCTACTTTCTTCATTATCTTTAATAACAACATCCTCAGCACGTGCAGTAGGCATACTGTCTTCAATAAAATCATTTGTTTGTGATGTTCTTCTATTTCTAGTTAAATTTTTTGATTTTGTCTCTTCTCTTTTTCTTTGTATGTTTTCAACTCGTTCTCTAGCACCTTCAGATTCTAATGCTCTAACTTCTAATCGAGCATCAATTTTCATATCTTCTCTTTCTCTTCTTCTTTGTTCCGCTTCTCTTAATGCAGTACCAAGTAAAGGAATTGGTGAGGCAACAGTTGCCGCTATGTTTAGAGGTGAGAATCTGTCTCTAATTCTTCTAAAGAAACCTGTTTTTTGTTTCTCTCTTTGTTCGTCTTCTTCTAATTTAGGTTCAACGATTTCTTTTTCAAAGTTTTTTAAGAATGGAGTAAATAAGTCTTTAAGATATTTTTTATCTTTTGATGTAAATGATTTTTGTTCTAATGCTGAGTCAAGTCGTGCTACAAATTGTTTATATAATTGTTCAGCACCATTACCATCCAATTCAGCAACATTGG